CTGAGTTACGAAAGCGTCATTTGCCGCAGTCCAAGTCGCTAGCAAGGCCGGAACTACCGTGCCGTCATCTTGTATTGTTGTTGTTTCTACTACATTTAACTCAGTTGGTGGCGCGACTGTACTAGGATCTGGTAGATCGGTATCCTCGTAGGTAGTCTCTTCAGATGCCGGATCGTATGGATACAGCGTTGAATCGTATTCGATTAAATTTATATCAACCGTGCCGTCATAATTAAGCGTCATCTCATCAACTTGGAATGGCTTACCAGTCCAGCCGGGAGTCGGGTGAGTTACATTTACAACGTCACCAACGACAAGATCGAGCGCCTCTGAGGTTGATTTGAGCGCACATCTAAGCCCGTTTCTTGATCGAAGGCAAAATATCCTAGCGAAGTCTCTAGCAGCGTAATAGTTAGTTACGAACTCCAGATCAACTTCCTCGATAAGAAGCGTTCCACCATCTTCACCTAGGAATGTGGTCTCCTCAGTAGAGCCTGACTCCGGCCAGATAGCCTGATCTGGTTGCCAGTCAGTTAAAGGATTTGGGAACTTAACAACAACTCTATTGAACTTGTCTTTCTTTTCTTCCCCGTTAATGGCTATGCCGCCAATAATGTTACTTGAATCCAAGGTCATTACGGCGCTTTCAGCCTGATCTATGACAAGACCATATTGCCCATTCGAGTAAGGAAGAAACCCGCGACAGCAGATCAGCATTCGCTCTACGTTTGCGAATAGCTCCTCATCAGAGTCAATAACAGCGTTGCACTCAAATATGTCTATATCTTCAGTAGCGCCGCTATAAGGGGAGACAGAAAAACTTTCGCAGTCATTTGCAGCCTTTATGAACTTTGTATCGTTAATCGCAGCAGACGGCAGTCCTTTGCCGTAGCGATTGTTGGTTAAGTAGTCACGAATACACAGCGCCGGATTGTTGCTCCACGCCGCAGGCGCAGATGGGCTTCGCGGGTCATAGATTTTCTTGCCCTTAACAACCGCCGTGATCTCGGGCATTCCAGAGAAAACATCCTCATCCCACTGAAGTCTAATGCCTAAATACGCAACACCTGAGAGTTTATGATTGGTATTCCACTTGCTATACGCATCTGAAAGTATATCGCTGGCTGGCTGATCGTCATCGCCCTTGAATGCCTCGATATAAACCCAGTCCGGCTGATTTATATCGATAAAAGCCGCACTTATCGGATCATGTTGCCTTGTCCTATAGATGACTCTGTTCGGGTCACTGCTTTGTATTGTTTCGATTTCGCCGTATCGACCTTCGTTTATCTTGTTGCCATCAATTTCAATATCGTAAATGTCCTCAACAGAACCCTCGCAAAGAACAAGAGCCATATAGAGCCACTGATTCTTTTTTCCTCCCTCTGTATGGACAAAAACCCTTGTCCCGCCAACCCTGCGAGTACCGTAAATAACAGGTATTGTCTCAATGTTTGACTCTTTATTGACAAGAACGCCAGCCATTGCGTCAGCAGCTTTCTTTGCCTTCTTCTGAGCGTCTTTTGAAGTCTTATAAGAAAGACCGCCAACGACTACGGCAGCAACAACTGCGGCAACTAAGAAAAAACCCATTATGCTTTCCTTCCCCAGCGCAAATCTTTGACAACCTTAGAAGCGTATTGAAATCCCAAGTCGTTAGGGAAATGAACTTTCTGAGAGTTTAGATTAGTTTTTCTGTTGTTTACTTTCTCAAAGTCAGACCAGTGGCTAGCAATAGAAATTGAGAGCTTGCTGTCCGATTCAGAGTCCTCGATCTTAAAGCTGGATATGCGACCATCAAAAAACACAAAAGACCCTGTAACAACATCCTCAGAGGATACTACGGCTCTCTTTATCAGCGCCCTTTTATCAATATAATCGTTTTGCAAAAATGCAGATATGAACGCCTGATTAGCTCCACTAAGAACAAGGTCAAAGCTGTTTACCTTTAGAGCGCCGGTCTCTGAAACAGAGGCTATGTCAATAAGGTCTGCGCTTGAAGTGTAGAGCTGGAAGTCAAGGTCTGTAAGATCAACGCCAAAATCAGTAATACGATAAACGGCATTGCCTACCTCGATATAAATAAGCGTGGCAAGTCTAAACCCATTGGTCGCGAGCGCAGTAGTAATCTCGGAACTAAGACCGCGACTCATGTAATCTCCTCGATCAGTTCCACCTCAAATTCGTATAGCATTCTAACCGAAAGAGAAAACTCCTGAACATCGTTAGCTAGCCGAACGGTAACGGTTTCTTCTCCGCTAGCCTCAGTGGGGTTTGGTATTGTAATGCTAAAGGTTTCAAGCATTCCCCCTTGGAGAATCAAGAAATCATATATCGGCTCAAACTCAGCCTTAGTCATTGGAGGAAATTTTACTTTAAATTCACGCCGAGAAGCCCCAAGCGAACGAACTTGCAAGCGACCGTTGATGCTTTCACTCATTAAGTTGTAGTGCCTGACGCTGGTCTCTACATCGCGAAAGCCCGGAGAAGTGGGAAATGTACCAGCCATTATGCAAGCCTCTTTCCAGAATTATTAAGCGCCTGCCTAACCATACTAGTAATTAATCCTCGGCGCTGCGCCAAAAGCTCATCAAAACCGCGAGAGTCATTTGCCTGTATATTAAAGCTAATGTTTGCGCTCTGAGATGGCATTTCTTGACCACGGGAATGGTCAATGATCGTCTCGTTCGGGTGAACCATAGCCATGTAGCCGCCTTTACCGTCCAACCCGCCAGCGCGAGCGCCCATGCCTGTAAATCCACCACCCTCAAAAGATGCGAGCGTTTGACCTGCGATCATTGCTGCCGTTGCAAAGCCCATAGCCTGAGCAAAATTAGCGTGAGCCTCACCAACGGTAGCTAGCCCCGGATTACCTGTAAGAGCCGCCAGTTGAGCGTATGCGGCTCTAATTGACATTGCAGCCATGAAGCCGTTGACAATTGCGCTACCAGCCGCCAATGCTTGCTGTACTACAAAAAACGCCTTAGCTCCCGCCGACCCTTCGGCAAATATGCCTTGCAGCGCCCCCATTTGAGACTGAGTTGTGCTTAACAATGTAGAAACCGTGGTCTGCATTGCTGAAGATGTGGCAAGAGTTGCTTGTGCCGCTTGATCCGCTCCATCTTGAGCGCCCTCTGCCAGCACCGTTCCGGGTGCGTTTGCAGCAACAACCTCGGCTGTCTCCCTTGCCTTCATCTGAACATCATCAAAAAACTCCATAATTCTTTCAGATGGAAGCGGCGAGTTTAAAGCCTCTTGTATTCTTTCCTTAATACCCTCTGCTGTTTGACCAAAAGAGTCAGAAAGCATTTCAAGGTTTTGACCGATATTTGATTCAATTGTATCAAGGCCAAGAGCGCCTGCGATCTGGTTGTATTTTTCAATCAGAGAATCAATGACAGAGCCGATCTTAGCAACGCCTGAAATAAAGAACTGCATGTATGTGGCAAACGCAAACTGAATCCCCATCACTGCAAGTTTAATTCCAAGGATCGCATCACCAACGCGACCGAAACCCTTAAACATTGAGCGCGCTACTCTATCCCCGACATTGCCAGCTTCATTGGTATCTAATGCGGTTTGATAGAAATTAGCGGAAAGCTCTGCAATTGCAGGCGAAAGAGCAACGGTTATTTGATTGCCGAAACCCTCAAACACTCCCTTCGCTCTAGTCACAGAATCATTAGCTGCCTCAACCTGCGCTGCATCAATTCGGCTAAGGCCAATGCCTAACGTCTGAGCCTCCGCTGCCATTGAGGCCATTGCCTCGCCGCCGTCTTTCATCATGTTAAGAACGCCAACGCCTCTAGCGCCAAACAGCTCGTATGCTATTCGCACCTTATCGGAGTGGCTCTCAACATTCTGCATTGCTTTGGCAACGGCTTGCATTTGCTGATCAAGAGGTAGCTTTGTTAGGCTTTCGGATTCAAGGCCAAGATCAGAGAGCGCCCGAACCGCTAGACCAGAGCCTTTGGCTGCGTTGGCAATTTGAACGCCCATGTTCTGAAGCGCCTTATCGAACGTCTGCGCTGATACTCCAGACAGCTCGGCTGCGTGTCTTAATCCGGCAAGTGCTTCGGTAGTTACGCCTAGTTTGTCAGCGGTCTTTGCGAGGTTGTCAATTGCAGCCATCCGCATTTTAACCAGCGCAGCGGTTGCGCCCGCCCCTGCAATAGCAAAAGCAGCTCCAATCCTGCCGACCCTACCAACCGTTTGATTGACGTTAGATCGCATTCTTGTGAGGTTTTGAGAAACCGAGCGAAACGCTTTATGCGTTTTATTGCGCGCAGTGATGTCAAAGTTTACGTTTTGTCGAGCCATTCTTCTCGCCTTTAATCTTTAGCCAAGCAATCCAGCCCCAGTATTCTCTAACGTCCATTCGGTTGATCTCGCCGACCGTTTTCCCAAGAAGCTCCGCAAGGTAATATCGGAACTGAAGGTCATGGTCGGCTCTTAGTTTCCCTCGATTTCCTCATCTGAGGGATCTAAGGAATTGATCTCACCAACAACACGCGCAAGAACGTCTGGATCTACTGACTTCATTAGCTCGGTTCTGTCAGGCTTTCTAAATATAAACTTGCCATCAGAATCAATAAGCCGATAGATTAAAGTCAATGCCATCGCCTCGGCTGTCTTACCGTTTTGACTTAGCTCCATAATCTCCCCCAATTGAGAGAGATTGATCCCCGGCTTTATAAACGCATCAGTATCCCATTCTGGGATGTTGATCGGCTTAGGATCGGCATGGAGCTTT